ACTAAGAGAACAAATGAAAACATATGGTGTGAGAAATGCTACTCTAATGGCAATTGCACCCGTAGAAAGCTCCTCAGTGTGTATCAACTCTACTAACGGTATTGAAATGCCTATGAGTTTAATCACTGTAAAAGAATCTAAAGCAGGTAGTTTTATTCAAGTAGTACCTGAATATCAGCGACTAAAAAACAAGTACCAGCTAATGTGGGATCAAACTGACTGCATTGGCTACTTAAAAACAGCAGCAGTACTACAAGCATATGTAGATCAAAGTATAAGTACTAACACATTCTACAATCCTGCACATTATAGTGATCGTAAAGTTTCTACTACATTAATTGTTAAGAACTTGATGTTGTTTTATTATTGGGGAGGAAAGACACTTTATTATAGTTTGATATCAAAAGCGGGATCAAAAGCAGATAAAGAAGAGTTGCCAGAAATGTTAGAACCGATTAACTTTGATGAAGAAAGTGATTGTGAAAGTTGTAAACTCTAGTGTGTATTAACTACTAATATATTAGTGTTTAATAAACACTAAATAATAGTATGAACTACAAAAAACATTACGACTTATTAATGGAAAAAAGCAAGAACCGAGTAATAGAGGGATATGTGGAAAAGCATCACATTATCCCTCGGTGTTTAGGTGGAAGTGACGACCCGGAGAACATAGCTAAGCTGACTCCTGAAGAACACTTTCTAGCACATCAGTTATTGGTTAAGATGTATCCGAAAAGTAGTCCTTTAATAAGGGCAGCATTATTGATGACTACACATGACACACCCAGAAGGGTTAATAACAAGCTATTTGGGTGGTTAAGAAGACGGGCTTCTGTCACACAAAAACAATGGATAGAAGAAAACGGACACCCTAGGGGAATGTTAGGAAAGAAACATGATCCTGACAACATAGATAACATTACGTCAGGGCTAAAAGAAGCTGCTAAAGAGAAAAGAATAGAGATATACACATATAACTTGGATGGAACATTTTGTAAAAAGTATGAATCAATTATTGCATGTGCTGTGGATCTAGGTACTAGTCCCTCCAATGTGAAATATGCAGCAGATGGTAAATTTGGTCATTGCAAGTCTAAACAAATACGATACGAATATGTTGATCGAATTGATGCATATGTTAAACCGAACCCACTGAAGGGCACAAAGAAATCAGAGAAACATGTTGACAATATGAGAAAATCATTCAAGAATAGACCGCCCAAAACAGAAGAACAAAAGAAACATCACAGTGAGAAAATGAAACAATATCATGCACGTAAAAAGGAAGAAAAGAAATGAGTAAACAACAATACGATTTAAACACAAAAACAGATTATTTAAACCGCAAGATGTTCTTAGACCCTGCAGGGCCAGTAACTATTCAGCGATTTGAAGAATTCAAGTATCCTAAAATTGCTAAGCTTGAAGAAACAGCTAGAGGCTTCTTTTGGATCCCTGAAGAAATATCATTGACAAAAGATGCACAAGACTTTAAAGAATCAAGCGATGCAGTAAAGCATATCTTTACTAGTAACTTGTTAAGACAAACTGCACTTGATAGTTTGCAAGGTCGTGGTCCTAGTCAAATTTTTACTCCAGTTATTTCGCTTCCGGAACTTGAAGCACTTATGTATAATTGGACTTTTTTCGAGACGAATATTCATAGCAGAAGTTATAGTCATATTATTAGAAATATTTATAATGTGCCTAAAGAAGTTTTTAATACGATTCACGACACGCAAGAAATCATTGATATGGCTAGCAGTGTTGGTCAGTATTATGATAACCTACATGTTATTAATTGTAAGAAAGAACTCGGACATAATATTGATGAACACGAACACATTAAAGCTATTTGGTTGGCACTAAACGCAAGTTATGCACTAGAAGCATTTAGATTCATGGTATCGTTTGCTACGTCATTGGCAATGGTAGAAAATAAAATCTATATTGGTAATGGTAATATCATCAGTCTTATTTTACAAGACGAACTATTACACAAAGATTGGACAGCTTATATTATCAATCAAGTAGTAAAAGAAGATAATAGATTTGCTCAAGTAAAACAAGAATGCGAACAAGAAGTGTATGCTCTTTATATGGATGTTATCAGAGAAGAAAAAGCATGGGCTGACTACTTGTTCAAGAAAGGACCTGTTATCGGTCTTAATGCTAATATTTTAAAAGACTTTGTTGACTATACAGCAACCGGCGCATTAAAAGAAATTGGCATTAAGTATCAAGGCAATGCTCCCAAGAATACGCCTATTCCTTGGTTTAATAAGCATTCATCTACCAGTAACAAACAAACAGCTTTGCAGGAAAATGAAAGTACTAACTACGTGATTGGTGTCCTATCAGGGGATATCAACTACGACGAATTACCCAACTTATAAAAGGAGATTTAAATGAAAAAACAACTTATGATTTTATTTTTAATATTTTTTAGCGTAACTGCACAAGCCGCTAGATACGAAGTATGTACAGGACAATTTGCGTTCTGCGGAGCTTCAGGTGCTACCCCGACAGGAAAAACTATTACAGTAAATACACCTACTGGTACGGCTGAGTTTAATGAAGCTGTAGCTCAATGTCCAGTAATGACCGGATCTGCTGTTGCTGACGTACTTGGTGGTAATATGCAGGGTTCATGTGAGCCTTCAGCGCAAGGACACGTATGGTCTTTGTTTGCTCCACTTGGTCAAGTTCCAATGGCTCCTACTTGGAGTGTACAAACAGCTACTCCAAGAGTATACATTAGTGGCAAAGAGGCAAATAGCAGTAATATGTTTTCAATGGATTGTGTTTTAGGTAAAATAATCAATGGAGTTCAGATTGCTGACTGTTATGGTCCTATCAACGAGAATCTTCGAGGTGGATCTATTCCTGACGGTACTACAATGTTAACTGAAGCTCCACTCGATGTGACATTTCCGGTATCTGGCCCGTTGCCTTAAGGATATCATAATGCAAAAAGCAATCATATGGAGTAAGACAAACTGTAGTTATTGCGATCAAGCAAAGCAGTTACTCACAATGAAAGGAATAGTATTTGAAGAAAGAAAGATAGGTTCTGAATGGACTAAAGAACAACTATTAGAAGCAGTTCCTACAGCACGATCAGTACCTCAGATTTTTTTAGATGAACAATATGTGGGCGGATATAACGAACTTAAACAAAGATTAACTAACTAAGGAAAAATATGAACATTAAGATTAACGAAGTAGTATCCATTAAATTAAACTCAGGTGAAGAATTGATTACTAGAGTTAAAGAAGTAACCGATGCTTATTTAATTATTACTGAACCAGTGTCAGTAGCACCCGGGCCACAAGGTATGGGACTAGTTCCCAGTTTATTTACTGCAAAACCCGACGGAGAATTTACACTAAATAGAAATAGTATTGCAGTTATTTGTGAAACAGAATATAATATTAAAACAAAATACACTGAAGCAGTGTCTGGTATTAAGGTACCCGAGAAAAAATTGATACTAGGATAAGGATTAATCATGAGACCATTATGTAGGATGTTTGATATAAACACTGGATTTGGACAGGTCATAGCAACTTCTAAAACGGTGTATGCTAATTTTCTTCCAGTTGCCTTGTTAGGGGATAAGATTACTCCACACCTGTCAGGACACAGACACGCGGTGTCAATGATTGTTACCGGCAATCCAACGGTGTTTGTTGAAGGCAGGCCTGTAGCAAGATTAGGATCAGTTAATATCTGTGGTCACAGAATGATTACTGGTAGCCCTAACGTACTTACATCATGAGTTTAACAGGAAAACAAAGTCCGTTAGGAGTTAATCTTCAGGGTGCTATACTGAACAATCAAGGTATGGGCATAAACTCTGTTGTTACTAGAGTAGCAGGAGTTTCTAAAACAAACAATGATTATACTTTTGGAAATTTGGTACAGGACACTGTATTAAGATTACATACTTGGGGCATCAATGATGCATATGTGCGAAATTTGGTTAGCAGAACCTCATCAACTGATACGTATGATAACCTAATAAACGTAGGAGCAAACTCTATTCCTTCGTTAGCTAACACTAAACCGCCAACATATAAAGCAGAGGACCCTTCAGGAATTTGGACTACTCTAGCAGAAAACTATGGAGCGCAAAAAGGAGTAGTCCCTTCTTTAGCCGGCCCAGCTAATAGTGGATATGCATTAACTGGTAACACTGGTCAGGGGCAACAAGCATCATGGTTGCCGTATACTGGTGTAGCCGCAGCTAATCCAAATACATCCATAACA